TAACCAATGTCTGGTTCCAGTCTTTCTGAGTATAACCCAAATAAGCTGATGTTCCACCGACGCCATATTTCCACTCATTATAGTCCCAACGTGATTTCCATGCTGCGCCTTTTCTAAGGTCACGAAGAATTTCACGGTCAACTTCAGCAGCAATTTGTTCTGAAAGAAGAGCGGTTAACTCAGCCTCAGCATCGATGTTGTGGAATGCGCTTACGTCCTGAGCTAATTCAGGTGACCAGCTAGCTCTCAATTTACGTTCAGTAACGGATACTGTAACAGATGAAAGGTCAAATGATACTTCACCGATTTCTTCTTCGAATTCCAATGAGTCATATACTCTGTAGTTCAATATAAAGTATGAAGGTGTTATACCTGTAACTGCAGGTGTTACATATCCAGAGAAACCACTTGTTGAGCTATAGGTGTCTAAATCTACGCTAATATAAATAGTTCCGGTCTCGTCACAAATGTCCTGATATCTACCTGTAGGATATTTAGCAGTAGTTGCTTTTGAACCGTATTCAACAATACCCTTACCGTATTTCTGAGTTACGATATTAAAGTTTCTTGATGTTTGTGTAGCGTCAGCTGAAGATTTCGTAGTTGTATCAGTTGGATATGTAATCGTGGCTGACGCCAAGAAATCTTCTGTATCCATTACTGCGCCGTTAGCTCCGATAAGTTTACCCTGTCCGTCTGTTGCGAATCCTGTGAAGGATACAATAACCTGACTAACAGTTTCACCTGAGTAATTACCTCCATTTCCGTCATGTATAGTCGTGCCATTAACGAATTTAATCGTGTGGCCAGCTGTAACGCCTGAACTAACATATTTACCTTTTGAGTAGTCAAAAAGTCCTGTGTCAGGTGAGTTTCCGGTTCCGCCATCATTTTCATAAAAACGGTCATAAAGATTAACAGCTGTATCAGGATAACCTGCAGTCTGTCCGTCGGTTGTGTTAGGATAACCATAAGGTGCGTAATGTTGACCAGGCTGTGATCCGTTTCTTTCCTGAATTTTAGGAATGAAGAAGAACAATTTACCGATAGGTAAGTTCATAGCCTGCACGCTTACGATGTCGTTAGCTAACAGTTTTGAGAATACACGGCGAATAATCGGAAATACAACAGTTTCAAAAGAACCTGATGAATCGGAAACAGCCGCTTCGTTTATTAAGAAACTCGCTTCGTTTTCATACAACTGTGCGATGTTATCTTTCTGGTGACCTACTAATCCTTCAAGGAATCCAAGGTCATCCCATTTTTTTATGGTATCTTCTTTGATAACACGAAGGTGTTTTAGACCGATGTTACCAACCATACCTGATTCTAATAATGCTCCCATTTAATATTGGTTTTTAATTTTTATTTTTTATTATTATTATTTTAGTTTTCTCATCAATTCTTTCATTCTCGCAAACTGAGGATTTTCATAAGCTTTTGACTCGGATAATACTTCAGTACTTGAAGATGTTTTCGTTGATGCGATTTTTTCCGCTACTGATTCGGTTACTGGTTTTTTATTTTCAAGTTCACCTTTGATTGCGGTATAAAGATTTTTAGATTCACTTATAAGTGAAATCGAATCAAATCTCTTCAAAATATTCAATTTCTCCTGTTTTGTTGTTGAATGCTCAGTAAATAGACGTGTAGCATAAGCTAAGTTTGCGTTGAAAACAGCGACCTCATTGATTTTATCTTTGAATAACACTAACGCTTTTTTGTATTCAGCGTTTTGTTTTCTAAGAATTTCAATTTCTTCCGCTACTACTCCCATATTCTGACCTCCGCCAGCTGCAAATACTTTTTTGCCTTTCAAACCGGCTCTATTAGCTCCACCTTTATCACCATGAATATTCCACTTAGTCCTTGCGGCTTCTGTAGCTTCCATTTCTTTACCACCACATTCAGCGCATTCTTCTTCTTTCGGCTCTTTAACAACAGGTTTACCTTCACCCTTAACTGGTGTTCCAGGATGGTTTTCAACTTGTTTTGCGTTTGTGCCACCTTTTCCAGGTTCTTTCGTTGCTGCAGGTTTTGTTCCCTTTGGAGGTGTTCCGTCATGTTTTTCAGACTGTGTTACTTTTGTGCCGCCTTTTCCTGGTTCTTTTGTTTCCGCACTACCCAATCCTTTTGGAGGGGTGCCAGGTCTTTTAATACCTTCTTGTTCTTTAACCTCTGTAGCACGGAGTTTTTTACCTTGGGATATTCCAGCTTTATCAAAAGGATCACTCTTGTTTGGGCTTTTCGTTGGAAGTGAAACGCTTTCTTTAGTTTCGGTTCTTTTGCCGCTTACTTTTTTATCGAAAGGCGAATTCGTTCCTTCAGTAGCTTCGGTTTCTTCTACTTCTTCGTCATCATCATCGAGTTCAATTTCGTAGATAACTTCGTCGCTATTTGTTTCACCTTCAGCAAGACCGTCTGGCATTTCGCTTGACATCTCGTCTGGCATTTCTGCTGGAAGTTCACTTTCTTCGGATTCTTCGTCATCATCAAGTTTGATAATGTAGTCATTTCCGTCATCTGAGAACTGAACTGTATTGCCGTCTTTCTTAACAACAATACCATCTTCAGGTTTCATAGCTTTGAAAACTTTCAAAACTTCTTCTTCTGAAGCTCCAGTCATGTCAAGAGTGTCGTCTGATTCGGGTTCCTCTACTTCGTCGTCGACAGCAGGGAATTCACCCTCTGGTTCGCCTTCAAGGTCAGGATCGGTATCATCAGCGTCATTATCTGGTTCCGCGTCACCACTTATCGAAGTTTCATCATCACCTGCTTCAGCGGGTACATCTTTTTCTTCTTCTTCAGGATCTTCATCCTCTTGTTCTTTGAGCAAATCATTTAGTTCTTGTTTCATAGTAGAAGCAAGTATACCTTTTGCGTTCGCTTTAACTGCCTCCTCAAGTGTTGCCACCTGAAGTAATGCTTGTTCTAAAATAGATTTGTTAGCCATTTTTCTTTTTTGTTTGTTTTTATAAATACATTGATTTTATTAAAAGTTTATTATTTTATATCGTTAATCTAAAAAAAATTCATTATTTGCTTAAAAAATTATCTAATCTACTCATCAAGGATGTTATTTTATTTAGTTCTGGAGCCTTTTCTTGAATAGTTTCTTCATACTTCATCCTATCATCCAAGTCACTAAATATATATGCGCCAGGTGTTGATGGAGATGATACTATATCAAAACATACAAGTTCAAAGTCATCTTGTACAACATTTTGTCCTTTGGCAGTTTTTAATGATCCCACGCCACGGGAAGATATACCCAATGTTGCACCATTTAATAATAGATTAGCAGTTTGGTCGCCCTTACAACTAATAATACCCATCTTCTTCCAACCTGGAGAAGTATACACTTTAATTTTACCGACTAAAACATTGCCTTCCCACCATGTTTCAAGGATGGAATGGGATACTCTATCTAAATCTATAAGAGATGATGTTGGATGGTTAAGCTCACTTAATGCTCCGCCATTTTTGATAATTGCCTGATATTTGTCGTTTTCTCGTCTTAAAACGGATTCAGGATAAATTCTTCCGTTTTTATTGGGAATGTCATATTTTTGTAAAACAGCATAAAGGATAAGGTCTTTAGAAAAGTCCATATCCTTCATTTCGGAAATTACTTGTTTGTTATCGTCAGGAGAAATGTGTCCAGCATCGAATTCTATGAGGATCCCCCTTTGGTTTGTATCTTTCGGACCTAATACCTTCATCTATAGTTTTACTATAAATACATCGGTATTGAAAGTTATTTTTTATTTTTGAAAAAATTAAATAAATTTTTATTATCTAAATCCAAATCGATTACATCTTTAATTAATTTTTTTATGATATTCTTTAGATCCTTAGTTCGTATATCAAAATGTTTTTGAGTAAACAATGTTATTTCCAAGTTAATAAAGGATTTCTTTCCTAACTTAATTCCCTTTGTTCTAACATCTAAATCGACTATTGATTCTTTCTTGAATAGATTGGATTTTAAATCGTATATTCGTAATTTTATTTTTCTTTTTGTTTTGGATAATAATTCATTAAACTCATCGTCCATATCTTCGGGTTCAATCCATGAATTTAATTTAATATAAATGGTTTTTAAATTTTTATAATCTACAGTACCATATCCAATTTTTACATTATCATAATAGCCTAATGTAATAAATTTTCCAGTTTTCATCAATTTTCATCATATATCTCTATTTTATGGTGTTTTCATAAAATATACGGAAAAGAAATTATAAAACAAAAAAAAACGGACTTAAAGTCCGCTTTTTAACATTTGTAATTTATAATAGTTTAATTTTGACGGTTTCATTCGTTCTGCCTCAGAATGAGCGGTGCTCAATTTTTCTAATAATTCGGTATTTTTTTCTTCTTTAAGTATATCGCTTATTTTCTCTGTTACTTCTTCTTGTAGTATATTAAAATTGATTTTTAAATCTTCATCTGATATTGAAAGTATTTCAGTCAATTGTTTTTTCTCTTTCTCATTCAGAGTATTATCATATAGTACATTAAAATTGTTCGCTAAGACAGCATGCAATAAATTTTCATTTGACGAAAACTTGGTTTCAACCAATTCAGGAATTTCTTTCTTTGTTGTTAAATGTTCAATAAGTTTTGTTTTCGCAAGAATTTTTTTATCAACATTTTTTAATTGAGTAGGATCTGAGAGAATATCTAAATTTGAATACAATTCATTTTCAACAATAGTTACATCTCCGAGTTTTTTATCTAATGATTTACAAAATTTATTAAGCTGATTAAGTGATGTTTTACTTTCTAACATCGGAGATATTTCTTCAAGAAATAATTTAGCATCTTCCTTGTTTTCGAAATATTTATTCTCCATATCTTCATAAAACATATACATTGATTTAAAATCGGCGTCTTTTGTGATGGATGTTAATATTTCTTTGATTTTAACTTTATCACCATTAGCATATGCTTCGGTTAATTTTTGTAAAATCTTACTTTTAATAGTTCCAAATTTATTCATCTTTTATTCGTTTAAAATGTCCGTTATTGTTTTTTCTATTTGATAAATATTATCTTGCGCCTTTTTCATATCAAATAAGTTTTCCATTTCTGTATCTTCATTTAACATAGATAAGATCTTATTTTTCCTTGATTCACTTAATGGAGCTTCTCCACCTGCGGGAGCTGCTCCAGCTGGAGCACCTGGCTCATTTCCAGTTGCTCCTGGCACACTTGATGTACCTAATGGTGACGCTGTCTCAGGCATGCTAGAGCTTCCTCCACCTCCTCCGCCTCCACCACCTCCCGGCGCTTCACCAGGCTGTGCTGGCGGTGCTGATTCAAGTTTCTTACGCTCATCTTCAGATATACCGTATTTTTTATCGACATCATCAAAAATATGGGTACGTTTAATTATCATTTGAGTATTAGTCAATTCAAATCCGATTGCTCTTTCCATTCTCTGCTGCTGTAAATCAAGTATAACCTCATTATCACTAAATCCAAGAATATTCTTTTTAGCCCATGTATGTGAAACAGGAAGAATGCCCATTTGCGATTGATCGGATGTCGCATCTTTATACATCGTGATTTTTTCTTTCCATTGTTCAATTTTCAATAAATCAGATTGACCCGATGGGTTAGTTAACATCAATGTAAAATTATTTAATTCATCTTCAAGGCCTAAAAGAAACAATTGAATTAACGCTATTTTATTTAATTCTTGAATTATTGATTGTTGTATTCTATTAATTGTTCTAGCAAAACGAATATCAAGTAACGCCAATCCTTTACCATTACCAATAACATCTTCAAATCCTAAAAACGCTTTTGGAATACGAAGAGCAGCCAACATTTTCTTTTGAATGTATTCAATATCGGCAATTTCCCCTAAATTCTGAGCTCCAGGTAATGTTTCAATTGGACTAGGTTGTGACGCATCACGAACAGGAATAAAATAATCCTGATCAACAGCCATTTGATTATATCTCATATCGACCTGGCCATTTTTCTGATCAACAACTTGATCTCTTTTAAATTTATTCGCTATCTTTTGTACATATGGCTCAATATCTTTATCATCCATATTACCCACAAATACTTTAAAAACTCTTCTTTCAGGAGCTCTAGATGTTCTATAAACTAACATAGCATCCTCGGCTAGAAGTAGTTGTTTCCAAATTCTTCTGATTTTATCTAACATTGATGTTCCATACGGAAGTTTTCTATCATCACCAAGAATTCTAAAATGGGCAATTTCCCATGCTTGAAATTCCATATCTTTGTTCATCCATGTAAATCTTAATTCTCTCGATGGAAATTTACTACCAACCCTATCACTTTGGTTTGGGGTTGATTGTCTTGCTCCTTCAAGTCGTTGAATTTCAATATTAGGTAATTGTTGACATCCCACAATACCTTTTTCAGGATCTATTTTCAAATAAACAAAGTTATCTCCATATTTACACATACCTCTTGTCCACATCTGTATATTGGTGTTAATATCCAATACATTATAAAACAAGTCATCTAATATATGTTTAATTCTTTTCGAATCTGAATGTATTGTTAAAATTTGTCCCTTTTCTGATTTCGTGGAACTCTCTTCGCTGTAGATATCGAGTGCAGCCGAGACTTCGGGAGTGTTATGCGAAAAAATAGTATCGGTTGCGAAGTTTTTATATCCAGGAACAGTTAAATCGTAAACAGGAATAATTCCGTATGGCTCTATTGACCATATCTTATGATTTACTAATTCAGGTTCTTTTTGCGTTTTAACTTTAGTAGTGTCGTATGCATCTATGAAAGTTTGCCAGTCATTATATCCTGCTCTTTTAATATCATTGATTATTTTGTGATGAGAAACATTTAATATTTTACTTGTCTCTGACTGCGTTTTATACATGAGGGCAGTTTCAACTAGAAGATCCCAAGGAATATGTATATAACGAGGATTATTTATTCCAACATTAATTTTTCTTAAATCTAATTCATTTGGATTTATAAAATGTTTCCACGATGTATATCCGTGAGCTTTAAATGTTCTTGTAAGTTTTGGAATAGATACGTTTAATTCTTTTGCGGTTTCTTTAATAGTTTTAAACGCTCGGCCATATTCAACAACCTTATCCCAAGAAATATCAACATATGCTGGATTATTTTTACCATTAAAATCTTTGTGATGAACTTCTTCTCCTAGTTCTTTTTTTCTGTTATAATACCATTCGGCAATCAAATCATGTTCGGTTACCCATCCATGATGTCCTTCATTTGAATTACAACTATAAATCCAATTATAATTGTCATTATTATAAAAAGATTTTTTATAAAATGGCATCATTGAGTCTCCTTCTTTCAAATCTTCAACTTTACAATATACGCCATCACGTTTTAAAAACCTATGACCATAGGTTGCAATAATTGAACTATCATCATCAAAAGTAATTTTGTACGCCATTTCATCTCTTGTATAATGAGCATTACGGGCTTTAGATGGTACAACTTTTTTTAAATTATGATCATATGAGTAAACAATAAATTCATAATCTCGTCCTTTATCTGCTAGTTCTTTTATAGTAATAAATCCCCCTGGAATGGCTATTTTAGTCCCCCCATCCACCGAAAATTCCATACTTTCATAATCATAATACGCTGATATTCTGTTAGGTTCATAATAAACTGATTGGTTATAAAGGGACATATCCAGCTTTGACCATTTATCCGCAATATATTGGGTTTGTTGAGCTTGTAACTTCGCTTTTTCAAAATCGGTTCTACTATCGGTTTTTAATAATTCTTCTTTATCAAATTCAAAAGATGGTGGTGGGGTTTGTTTTGACCCCATAAATCCAAATGTTTTTGTTAATTTTTGATAAATTGTTAACGGTTGTTTTTCCATAACTATAAATATTGATTATAATATAAACATTTTTTTTATAATTTTAAAGATTATCTGTACTTATCAATGTTTCCAAATAACCACGCATAATCTTTATATTGATTTTGTCTTTGTTTAATGTCGGGATTATCAAATAATGGATTTCGTACTTCTCTTCCAGTATTGGCATCTGTCACACCAAATGGGTCAAACGCCTTACCATATGAGTAAAATGATTTATTAGGTTCATATGTTCTTTCTGATAATGTCCAGGCATCCATCATTGATTTATTTACTGCGTCGGCTTTTTGTAGTTGGCTGAAACAAATATCACCTCCATATAATGCAATTGATAAACTCATAATTGAGTCATCGTGAGTGCCTTTCATATGATCAGGTCTACCATTGATATAAACAAATGTATTTAATTCATTCATAAATCTCACCGATTTAACTATAAATCCATGTCTTAGATGTTCTTCAAGTGATGCAACGATCTGTGTTCTTTTATTATTAAAATTGATGCCAGGAATTTTATCCATTAATTTGGCATTATATTCCCACACATTCATAGTATTAATTCCATCGATGAATAAATCTCTATATCCCATTTCTTGGAGTTTTCTTGATGTGGCAACACCCATTCCCCCTGTTATATCAACAATAATAAACGCTTTATATAATATTCCCCATTTATATGCTACTGAAGCTAAATCATCTGGAGGGATTTTGCCGATATATTCAACACATTGTTCCATGTCATCAAAATCAATAATATTAATAGATGAAAAATCTTCACTATCACCTCTAGAAACATCAACTCCCATAATATAACGATGGCCAGGAATCGGTTCTTTCCAATGCCATAATGCTCCGTTCATAAATTTTTCATTTGGTTCCCTGATCATATTCTTGACGATATTATCTCTTACGTCATTCGGAATAATATTATCTCCTGATCCAAGAAAGTCGCACTCCAATTCCTGAGCAATTTTTCTTTTATCATATTTGAATTTTTTGGCCATTCCTTCAAACCATGGTGAATATGGTTTGTATCCATCATCCATCAAGTCTTGCCATTTAGTTTTATCAGATTCATATGTCACAAGTTCATCATCGTTGTATAATTCTCTATTTAGCATATAATGAACCATATCTTTAACTTTAATCCATCTTAATTCTTTTGAGTAACGAGGATCATTATACCATTTTAAATCTGTAATATGAAAATCATTATCTCCACGAATAGATTGTTCATACATAGTATAGTATATTGGGTCAAATCCATTTGGCGTTGAGATAAGAATAACTTTACCACCTGTTGAAAGAGATGCCATAGAAGCCGCCCAGAAGTTATCGCCAGCTTCAATGTATGCTGCCTCGTCAAAGATTAGTATTGTTGGAGTGTAACCACGAAGAGCGTCGGGCGATGTTGCAACTGCTTTAACTTCACAATCATTATTTAATTTAAATCTACTTTCAGAGTTTTTATCGGGAGAAAATCCCACATTCATCCAATCAGGCCACTGGTTAAGAAAATGACGAATTTTATTAGCCATTTCAATTGCTGTGTCTCGTTTGTTAGCAACAATTAATACTCTTTCGGGAGAATCTATTTTTGCAATTTGTAATTTCTTTGATATCCATGCAGCAGTAACCGTAGTAACCCCTGCCTGACGATATTTTCTTGTAATATTCTCATTATAATCTTCATAATCCTTTATTAACTGTATTTGGTCAGGAAATAAGTCTAAAGGTACGAGCTTATTTTCGGATTTCTTTTGTGTATTATCAAAAGTTCTAAGATATGTTCTGAGAGCATATGGAGTATCTTTAATAATACGAGCATATTCTTTAAGTTGTTCAATTCTGTCTGCCATATATATAAATATAGAAAAAGTGACCATTTCGATCACTTTCCATTTGATTATGTAATAATTTTACTTTAAGCGCTTTCTAAGATTTTTTACCGTAATTTCGTGAAGTCCTTGCTTGCGTTCAATTATTTTTTGAATTTTTGATGCTAATTCCCAATTTTCAGTGTCGATTGCGTTGTTTAATTCAAAATTTAATGCATTAACTCCCATTTCAGAAAGTTTTTTATCTATGTTTTCTACTGGGCCTTCGGGTTCTTTTTGTATTTCAGGTTTATGGGTATGTATTTCTGGTTCTTGGGGTATGGCGTTTTGTGGATTTCGTTTCTGATCATATCTCTGTTTCATATCCATAGCCTGTGAAAATATTTCTTTAAATTTGTTTTTGGCATTATTATTATCCCCTTCATTCTGTGAAATGACATCGCCAATAAGATTAAGAAATGGAATTGCAGGAATTTCATATAGAATTTTATAAAAGAATGGTTTTATTCCGTGATTTTCCTCATCAAACATTTCATTAGGTAAATATTTTCTAACACGATCAACAAGTTCAGGGCCAATTCTTAACGACATTTTTTCATTCGGTAATGTATCAGATTGACCTATCACAGCTGTAGCAATATCTGGTTCGTTGGAGTATCCGAATTTGCCAAGAGCCTCTTCAATACCTTTTATTACTTCATGACATAATATTGGAAATAAAACGGCACGAGCTTTAATATTATGTTCGCTAACTTCATGTTTTTCAAGTTCGCCTTCTCCTCCGCCTTCCCCTTCTTCGTCGCCTTCTTCATTACCTTCTTGTCCTTCTGGTTTTTTATTACCCGTAAGATCTTCTCTACCTCCAATACCTTTACCAGTTTCTGACATCATATCAATAAGATCGTTCATTGTAAAATAAAAATAATCATTTATGGCCATTAATTTTAAATAATATCCATAAAGATTAGTATCCATTTCATCCAATTTTGCTTTAATTTCAGGATCTTGAAAAATATAATGGCCCTTTTTAGCGGCTCCTTGTATTATACCATTTATAATATTTCTTTTATGTACTTCTAATTGGAATCTTTCGTCTTTCGTTAAAACGTTTGCATCAAATCTTTCTTCGTTATTTTCTTCGCCGCCTTCTTGGCCTTGTTCGCCGCCTTCTTGACCTTGCTCGCCGCCTTTTTTATCAAATTGTGGGTTTGGTTTTGGTTTAAATTGAAATTTTTCAGGATCAATTCCATTTATGTCTCCTGTTAATTTGGCATCTATATTATATTTTCCTTCAGGAGTTTCAGTCGCTTTAAGTGCAGCATTAACAGCTAATTCTTCTAATTCTTCAGTGAATCGAAGTTCTATTGATTTAGCCCTCATTGTTGATCTCATAAATTCCATCATAATCATTTCTCGTACATATTCAGGAGTAAGATCAGGTATATTAATTGCGCCTCTTAATTTGTCAACTACTTTTTTAAATCTGTCTGATGCTAATCTTTCAACATCTTGAGTTCCACCACGCATTGCGGGATTTGTACCATACAGGTTTTTTTCGGGGTCACCCAATGATCTTTCAGTGCCAGGATCTATTCTTTCTGGATAATCACCATAATCTATTTGTTCTTCAAGCTTTTTTGACATTTTATACTATTTGTTTCAATAACTCAATGATTTTATTTTTAGCTTCTTCGGGAGATATGCGTTTTATTTCACGAGCTTTAGGTCCTGGATCAATTCCTGGATGTGGATCTCTAAATGGATCATCGGGATCTACGCCCGGATTGGTTCTCGGTCTTCCTGGTATAACATCAGGTTCAACTTCCGTTTCTTTTGGCATTGGCGCTCCTTGACCAGCATCCATAACATCAATATCATCGTCTTCCCATGGTTTAACTTGTTCAGTCAATTTAGTATTAATCAATTCCATAATTTCACCTTTTGATGTAAATGGATGAACATTTTTTTCTACTGCTTTATTAACCCATTCATTAAGTTTTTTTGTGTTAATTATTTTTTGAGTGCTTTCAGGAAGTTTACCATTATTTACTTTTTTGATTGCTCTTGTATAATCATCATATTCTTTACCATCTTTAATAGCTGATTTAATTTTGGCATTAGATCTTTTAATAACAATTTCTTTTTCACTATATTCTTTCTTTTCTGCCCCTAATTTAGGGTCTTCCATTTCTTTTACTTCGCCTTCATATGTTGCAAAAGTTTTCTTTTGTTGTTTCGCTGTGTTTATGCCAGCTTGATCTGTTCTTGGTATATTAAGAATAGATGGTGAATTGACTGAAGGCACCGTGGCTGCTATTGTTGTAGAAGAATATTGTTCAGAAAAAATTCTTTCAGCCAACATTCCAAGTTGTTTATCGTTCATATTAACTAATGTTTTTTCGGTTAGCCCTTCTTTCATTAGTTTTTTAATTATATCTTTTCTTTTCATGGAAGTTTGTATTTTATTTCGTCATTTATTAATCTAAGCCCTTTGGTCATTAACTTCTCCGTAACACTTTCTACTGGTTCTCCAAAATGAAAACAAATTCTATTTGTTTTTTCACTTTCTTCCATATCGTATTTTTCCCATCCCAACGCTACAACATCGTCAACAGCGTCAATCATTCCGAAATAATCGGAGTTCTGAACAAGTTCCAATTCCAAATCTGAGTTTTTTAACAACCCAACTAAATCTATTGCCCCAAGTTGAGGAGGAAAAGCCCTACCTGATGAAGGAATTATGAACCATTCATTTTCTATTTCCAATACATCCTTTTCGCTATATGCTGATATTACTTCTTTACCAAAAATGAACTCATATTGTCTTTGTCCCTTATAATCTCTTCCGAGTTCGTTGATGTATATGAGATACATTGTTTAGTTAAAATATTTACTTAATGTTTCTTTAACGCTACCATTAACCATATTGGTTAGTTCTTCGATGTCGAGTTCTTTAACATCATCACCTCGTGTTGTTTCACCATTCTGAAAATTATTTGGATCCACCAAATCATCACCAGATCCCATTTCATCAACTTCTTTTTCAGAATCAGAATTAAATTCGTTCTCATCTTCAAGGCTAGAATCGAGAAGAGGATCGGTTAATATGTCATCTTCTTCGTCATCCATTCCTTCCATATCTTTTTCAATATCTTGTTTGGCTGCTTTTGTTGCTTTATAATCATCAGGGCCAATGTCATATAATTCATCTTCATCTTCATCAGGATCATATGGTATAAAATCATCATCACCAAACGGTTCATTAATTAATTCCTCCAATGAGTTTATAGGATCAATTCCGCCAGTTTCGCCTGAACCCATTCCACCGACTTCACCTCCTGCTTCAGGTACGGGGGATCCCATATCTGATGATTCTTCGCCAGATTCTTCATCATTTTCAAATTTAGAAGCAATATCATCTTTATCTGTTTCATCCAATTTATTAAGATCAACAGCGGCCAAAACCATATTTATCACATATTTGATATCATCACTTTTTAATTTGTCCTTATAAGTGCTTAATTTTTGGGTAAGTTTACCAGTTTTTGCTTGAATAATTTTTAAATAATCTTCAGGATTAGCATTTGGGTCTTCTCCGCCTAAATCATCTCCCGTAGCTGGTGGTGTTCCGTTATCTGGTACATCCATAGCTGTTGGATCTGGAGCGGCTGCTGGCGCAGGTGGTTCATTCGTCGGCATCGGTGCTGGCGCTTCCGCTTGTGGAGCTGGTGCTGGCCTTTTTAACACATATTTTGTGGCTTCCTGTAAATTCTCCTGTTCAGTTAAGAACTCAAGTTTTTTAAGCGCTTCTCCATACGATGTGAATCTATTTTTATTTTTCATATATAGACCGCCAATGTAATCCATTGAATTTTCATTAAGGCCTCTCTTAACATAGTATCCGTCTTTTTCTTTGACGATTCCATAAACGCCATTAC